TCAGTATAAAATAAGCAAGGATGTTATAAGCATCATGAAAATAAGAAGATAAATTAAATAAAGCATATCCTGTGTTAAAAGATACGATATTGAGTTAACGAAATAGATAAGAAAAATAACCATGACTATCACAACTACAAACATCACAGCTCTCCATCCTTCGTTTTCTAAAAGGCTCATTCTCTCACTCCAAATCTCCAGATTAGATATATTATAAGACCTATCACACCAGCTATTATTATACCGTAAAGATATTTGGTTGCTGGGTCTGGTAGGCATCTGTTGTTTGCACAGCCGTAGTCACATGGTATGGTTTCGTTTCTTGTTATTGTTCTGCATTTATTGTCTATGCAGATTTTGTATGTGAGTTCTTTTACCAAAGTCTGGTTATCAGCACAAACATCGTGGTTGCTTATAAGTTTTGGTTCTGGCATTGTTGCAAAGTATTCCCACATCCTTCTGAATAAATCAGTAACATGAATCTCTCCACATCCTCTTATTTCCTGATATTCTTCATGTTCAACAAAGAAATAATTACGTTCACATGAATGAATGACTATGTCGTCTACATAGAAGTAATCGCCTGTTCCAGACATTGCTGATTCGAAGGCTATTATGTTGTTGCCCAAATTATATCCCGACAGGTTGAACTGATAGTAGTGATAAACATTGTCGTCGTCTCCATTCTGCCATGTATGAAGCAGGTGATAAGTTCCGTCCCAGAAGTAGAAGTATGCTTCCTCTCCTGACTCGAATGACCTTGCTTTAGCCCAGAACCCTATGTAAGTCTGGTCTGGGTCTGTTTGGAATAGGTTATTAACAGGTCTCTCTGCCCATCCGTTGCCTCTCCTTAATCTCATGTGATATGTTCCATTGTAAGGAGTTCCTGAAGATGTTATCGACACATCTCCATCCGTATACCACACATCTGACCAGCCATAACCACCAGCGAAATTTCCTGACTCGAATCCATCATAGGTTCTGTTCCAGCACGTGTAATTATATGCTAATTCTGGTAAATAACAGAAGACAGATATAACGTAGTTTCCTTCTATGTTTGGAATAATGACATCAAGATAGTAAATTCCTTCAATTCCTAAATTATTCATTGAAACATTATCTAACCATTTTGTCATGTTTGGATAAAATATACTAACAAAACAAGTTGCATTGTTTAAAGGGACACCATCATCTTTTAGCTGAATAGCCACTTTTGAGGGTTGTCCAGCATAATAGTATTCAGTTCCTGTCAATTCTATTGTATATCTCTGGTTTTGGTAGATTTTTCTTGTTAGGTCATACTGTATCTTTCTTGCAATGGTTTCGTTCTCTGGCAGTTCCTGTGGTGGTTCTACAGGCATATCACGACACGATATTCCGTCCTCGTCGCAACCGTATATGCATTTCTCTTTTTCGCATATACATCTCCTTGTTAGCTTATCGTATTCGCACTTGAAATAGTGTATTGAATCTATGCAGAACTCTGGTTTGCACATTACAGGGTCTGGATAAGGAGTTACCACCTGACCTTTTACCGACATGACGAAAGATAGCATTAACAAAACCATGATTCCCATTATGGCGAACGATACCAGCATCTTGTTCATAGCTCCTCTCCTCTTTCGAGCATGTTTTCTAATAGTTTTTGCTCGGTTTTGTGGCTTTTTTTGTCCAAATCCATCCATTTCATTATTATTTTTGTCTGTTCTTTTTGTATTTCAATCATCTCTTTGAGTATGTCTATTATCACATCCAACCTTTCTTTAACGTTGCACTTCTTCTTTTTCATCATCCACCACCTGCTAACCAATTCGGCAAGATGTATATCAGTATTGCTATTAATATTGGAAGGAAGATTATTATGTATATCCACCAAGGAATTCCCGTGCAACCAGATGTTATAATGTTGATTGTATACCATATCGAAGACAGAGCGTCTGCTTGGCTCGAAACGTTGTATTGCATCTTGAACGTCTCGAAGGAAGGACAGTTCACACCAACGAGGTATGAAGAATACATTCCTATCAGTATGATTAGTATAATCTGCAAGGTTACCAAGTAATAAAAAGTCTGCAAATTACCAGCACCTTTCATAGATTCACCCGTGTTTTGTAATCTCCCTCGCTAATAATATACCGAGACCTATCAATATCATCAGACCTATTATTGGTTCTACGAATCCTGTTATCAGACCAACAACGAAAAACATGAACATAACAGCAATTCCTAACTGCCATGGCATCTCGTTTATGCTCAATCCTCTACCCAAATAGTAGACAGAACCTATACCAACTGCTATCGAGAAGAATGTCCAAAGTATTGTCGGATTCCATATCCACAGCAACCAATAAGGTGTTATTGCGTATATCCAATCCTCGAATCCCCACTTCTTAGCAAGACATTCTCCTTCCGAACAACCAGATGGGCATATCTCGTAGTGTATGGTGCAGTTCTTGTCGCAGTATAAGGCTATGTCATAGAATTCGTAGAGTCCTGTGGTTTGGTTGTATGAGTAGCCCCATTCCTTTGGAATAATAACATCTGGTAGAGAAGCGACCTGTATGCCATGACCTGTTCCTACTATGCAAACTTTTTGACCAGCATTTTCTTTATCGCAGGTGTATGTGAATTCCCATTCTCCTAACTTGAATAGCATAGAAGTTCCGTATTCACAGTTTCTTAATTCCTCGCAGAACCCTTCGGTTTCGTTGCAGTATGTTTCGCACTCTCTTATCTTGCCTATGCAGTAACCATCAGAACCGCACAGACCAACTAACATCGTGTATGGGTCTATGCATGTTGAGTTGCAGTCCCTGTCATTAACGCACTCGTAACCTGTTGATACATCGTAGCATCCTTTTTCGTCGTCGCAGTATATTGGACATTCTTCTACCGTGTATCTGCATATTCCATCGCATGATGTTAGTTTATAATAATTGTTAAACGCACAGAAACTCGATTCACAGTCGCTCATGTCAACGCATGGAATCTCTGACGATGTGAATGGCAATATGAAATCGTGTTCCGTCAGAACATCCTTGTAAACCGTCATCGTGTCGTTGTATAATTTTCCTGCATAGCTTAGATTCATTGTTAGAGTGAATGATGTTCTGTTGTCGTCGAAGAATAGATATGCTGGGAATTCATTTACTTTCTTGGTTAATGATATGTTGTAGAACACACCTTTTCTAAACCAAGTTATGTTGTCAGAACCGTTTAGGTATAGTATTGCGTTTTTAGGAAATATCTCCACGTCGTCTAAGGTTTTTAGGTGTATCTTTACCCTTGTTGCTAACGGTTCTAATTTTCTGTTAATTTTTGTCGTGTATATCGGATTTCCTAACGCATCGAACTTAACTAATGTTAGACCCGTTTCTGTTAGGTTAACATAACCACTTTTTTCTATTGTTAACAAGAATTCTTTTGGACTTCCTTTTGTTGTAACAGAGTAAGAGCATGTTCCCGTTTGGTTTAAAGAAAGATACGGATTTTGAATCGGGTTTGTCGTTATAACACACCTTCCTGAAGATGATGTTGAACACGAATCGCTGTCGAGATATACCTGTGCGTTGCTTATCGGATTTGATGTTAAACCATCAATTACTGTGAACTGAACGTCTGAATCAGATAGATAGGTTACGTATATATATGTTGTCAGACAGAGCGATGATAGGTTTTCTATTTTATAGTATGAAGGAACTACGTTAAGTGATTGAAGGGTTATGTTTATTCCTGATGTGCATGATGTATATAGAGATACGAAACTGCCGTAGCCAGACGATGTCTCGTTTCCACATTGTAAAGTTACAGAAACCTGCTCTGGGTCGTATGTTTCTGATGTCTGGTTGTATTTGTATATGAATAGGTTGAATGTTCTGTATTGCTTTTCGTATGCGTATATTCCTTCGTTAGTTCCTCTCCTTTCGAATACCCATGTTTTCTTGTTTCCTGAGAAATAAGCATCTGTCATTGGTATCGTCTCGTTTGCCGATGCGTTAAAGGGATAGTATAGCGAAAGAGATGAGTATGTCGTTAGGTCTGATGTCGTTGTTAGATATATGCCGTTGGTTATGTTTGCCGAATCGTTGTGCCTGTATACAATCATGTTATAACCGTCGTAGTAGTGAATTCCTTGATAATCGGTTGTTGGGAAAGAGCCGAGAGATGTGAAGGTTAGGGTTGATACCCAACCAGCAAGATTAGTTCTCGTTCTTACGAACAATTTGTATCTAACAGTTCCTGCCTTTTCGGTAACAAAACCTCTCGCCTCTATGTAATGCTGTGTGCATGGTGCAGAAGTGCAGTATGCTGTAGTTGAACCTATTGAACCGTAGTCATGAATGACAGAGCAGTTGTCAGGGTCGAATGCCCTCAAGTATATAGTCCCAGCTCCGTATGGAAACTGCAAACCCAATATGTTTCCTGACGAGTCGTAACCGAGAAAGATTGTATCTGTATTTACCGAACATAAAGTTGTTAGAGTGTTTAGGTCGTATTTGTATGATGTTCTGTAGTTAGTCAGGTAAAATATGTTCTGTGTTGAATCGTAATAGACATCGTAAGGCAATGAATAGTTTGTTCCGTATGATAGCAGGTTTGACTCTGCCGTGTAATCTATATATGCTAAAACAAAACTTTTTGAAATTGTTTTGAAACTATCTCCAGATACGTAGGCAGAAACTCCTCTGCCTACTGCTATGTTGTCGTAAGTGAGCATTATGCAGTTGTCGTGATTTGAATCACATGCTACTTTAGGAGAGTAGTAATCCGAACCGATTATTCCTATAGGAACTTGCCATCCGTTTGTGTATTCTTCTTGAGCGTAAGCTAATCCAGATAACAAAATCAGAACTATAGGTATAAGTAAGTTTGCCCATTTCATAATTGTTTTTTCACCTTTCGATTTAAATTGTTGTGTATTACACAAGATAGCATATATCCTATAAGCAAGGACGATGTCGTTGATAATATGAAAGACAACACCAAAACCGATAGTCCGTAGGTGTGAAGCTCGTTCATGGTCATCGACTGTTTGATTCCAAAGCCAATATCTACTTGCTTGTTTAAAACGCATCCGTTGTATGCAATATCAACAGCCCACAAACCTTTGGAGAAAGACATAGACATAAGAATAACCAAAATCATAAATCCCAATATGAACACGGTTTTTTCGTTCATATTTCCACAGGAACAGGAACTATATGAGTCATGTTAGCACATATCCGACACGCAATCTGTTTGCAGTAGTTGTAACCAGCTTCCCACTCGTGTCGGCAGTTTAGTGCGAACCAGATGAATATGATTATTAGAATTATGTCGAGTATCATCAGTATCAATTCTCTCCTTTCCTTGCTCTTAACGTATTTGTTAAGCAGGTATCCCATACTATTGCTCCTTTGATAAGCTTTTCAGGTATTCGTCTATCTTATTCTTCCAATACTCCTCTGCGTATTTGTCTGCGTCTTCCCATCTCTCGAAGTATTTAGTTCCGCACTCTTCACAGTCGCATTCGTATCCGTGTGCTGGGTTATAGTTTGGTTGGAATATCAGTCTCGGTGGCTTGGCAACGGGATTTTTTGAGTCATCTTCCATATCTACTTCCTCGTCTGTATCATACATTCTCATAAAATTGAGTATTCTCGCACCGTATTCTCCTATGTATATCGGATGGTCTTGAGTGTAGAAGTATACGGTTTTCATCAGGTTCTTTGCCTTCGGGTATCCTGTTCTGAATATGGCTAATCTGCACACGGTCTCTAATCTGTTCAAAACAGGAATTGCCGTGAAGTCCTGAACCTTTCTTATCCTTCCATCTACCGTGTCCAACACCTGTGCCGTGAATAGGTATGTTAGATGTCTTTTTCTGCTCCTTGCGAGTATGTCAGCCGTGAATTGGTTTTTGGTTGTTCTCGACATTCTCGCATCGCACACTCTCCACAACTCGTCCATACATGCTACTCCGTCCTTCATGTAATTGAATTGCGATACGTATTCTATGTAGTAGTAAGGTATCCCGAACAGGTGATAGTTGCTGAACACCTTCATCTTCCTGTAAAACCAATTCCTGAAGGTTAGATAGGTCAAGCTGAGCGTTTTTCCGCTTCCAAGCTCACCGCATATCCCGAACAGAACCATACTAATCGTCCACGTATTTTACCTTTGCTTTAACTCCCATCTCGTTAAGAAATTTTTGAAGGTTTTTTTCCATTTTTTTATGTTTTCTCATTAGCTTGAACGCCTTTTGTAGTTGTTTTGGCATGAATGAAGGTATTTCGACTATGACCTTGTCGCCTTCCTTTCTGTAAAAGAACGGAAAGACATCTGGCAAAGGAATCTGTGTCTGTATTGGAGAAACGTATCCGAGTTTTTCTGTCATCTTTTTTGCCTTTTCAAGTTGTATTTTGTATTCCTTTTCACCTTCCTCTTTGAAAATCTTTAACGCTTCGAGTATCGAATTCGCATCTCCTTCTATCTCAAACCTCATATCAATCACGTGGTTTGTTTCAACTTTCCGAACATTGTTTCTCTTTTTTGCTTAACCAAATCTGCTAACTTTTCTGCAAGACTTTTTTCCTCTTCTTCCTCTGGTGGTTTTTCGTATCCATACATCTCTTCTATCTCTTCCATCTTTGACTTTTCTTCGGTCATGATATCACCTCATGACAGGGTTGGAAATATATCTCCGAGTTTGCCACCTTTTCTTTTTATCTCTGCGAATTCTCTTATTCCAGATGTTATGATGACAAACTCGGTTCTTCCAGCCCTTAACTTAGATATTCTTAATAATAGGAATTTTTCTATAAATTCGTTAACCATTTTTGAACCGTATATCTCGGATATGGTTTTCATTAAAGGTATGATAAAGACCTCTTTTGGTGTTACATCTGTTACCGTGTATAGTTTTCTGTCATCTGGTTCAAGCAGTTCAAGAGATATTCTCGCTAACGCTTCCTCTGTTCCAAAAACATCTCTCTTATCCATCGAGGCTTCGCTTCTTTCCATGTTATCACGTCAGGACGTAAAAGTATAGGAAGTTGGCTATGGCTGATATACCGAGAAATATAAGGAACAGGTGAAGTCTGGTAAGTTTTCTTTCCTTTTTCTTTTCAGAAGATTTGGCTGGGTATTTTCCAAGACCTTCCAGCCAATGCATGTCGTGAATTAGGGTTAGTAATTGTGGTAGTTCTTTCATTTCTTCTGGTGATTTGAAGTTTATGTCCACAGGTTCTAACTCGTATTTTATAGCTTGGTTTGGTTCGAGTTCTATGTAGTTTTTGTCCTCTATGACCGTTTCTTTTACCCTGAATGTCATCGGTATTATTTTGTTCCACTTGAGTATGTATAGGTTGTATTCTTTACCGAATCTTCCCTTTACACGAATTGGTTTTGCCTTGTCAACGAGAAAGGTTTTGTCGTCTATCTTAACCATTCCGTCTTTTACGTTTATTCTTCTCTCTTCGCCCGTGAAGTCCGTGTTAAGTATTATTGCCTTGTCCATTGTTAAGCACCTTCTCTATCTCTAAAACAAGTTCCGTGAATCTTTTTCCCTTGTCAGTTAATGCCCATATCTTTTGGTTTCTGTCGTTAATTCCGACGCATTTTATTAGATTGTTTTCACGAAGGTATTTAGAGATAGCATAATACGACAGCAAAGGGTATCCTTTGAAGTCGTCTTTGGTTGCACCGTTGTTTTTGTTGTTTAGAACCTTTACGAAATCTATTATCTTTCTTGACAGGACTAAATCCATATTTTTAATTTGTGTTAAATAGTATTTAAAGATTTTTGAAATGTTTTGTATTTGTAATTAGTAACTACTTTTTATTGGTGAATTTTGTATGTTTAATTAGGTGATGCAAATGGCAGTCGAAATGAAGAGTTACGTTAAGACGTTTGTTGGTGGTATAGTAGGTGTAGTGATTACAGCGAATCTTATACTGCCTCTGCTTAATGCGACCAACCAAGTTGCTGGTCAAGTGCCACTATTATCCGCTCCGATAGTCGGGACAGTCGTTGGTGCAGGAGTTCTTTTGTTAATAGTGGACATGTTCATTTAAGCGAGGCAAGTGAGTGCCAGAGACTCCAACCCAGAAACCTTCCCTTTTTTCTTTACTTTTAGTTAGGTGATTTAATGGAACTGAGAAAAAGAACTTGTGAACATTTACTCGATGAGATGTATGCTTGTATTATAAACGAAACTAACAAACAAATTGAAAGAACAAAAAAACATATAGAACTCGGTCATAGAGGTTCTGCATTAGAACCAAGAGATTATAAAAAAGAATATGAATTATTGATAAAACGCAAAGACTTACTTCACAGGTTATATAATTTTTTAAAAAGTAAGTGTTCTGATTTACCAACATAGATTGAACCATCTGCACTTGTGACCGTTTTTTCGTATGCATTCGTCTTTCGTTATAACAGTTTTGTGGGTTTCGCAGTAGGTTTTTCGTTTCATGTTATAACTAATCGTCCAATTTTTCGAGTTGTTCCTGCCATTCTTTGATTTTATTTTGAATGTGTTTTTTCAGCATCCACTTCAGTTCTTTGATTCGTTCTTTCTCGCATCTTGGACATAACGCTCTTGGGATTTCGATTGTGATTTTGATTTTTTGGGTCATGATTTCACATCATCAATATAATATTTCCAATGCTACAACACGTCCCTTTTTATCTCTATCTACAATCAGCCATATACCACTAATATCGTAAGATTCAGATTCTTTTATTTTGCTCTTCTCAAGAATTATAAAGATTGAATGACATTCTTTGTCAACATCAATTATAGGCATTTCATTTTGTTTTTTCATCCTTCCTACACTCCTTAATCTCCCCCAGCCATCGACGGTGGCGACCCCAAGAGCGTTTCTGTCTTGAAGGGTTACCCATGTGAGGGCGTTGGAGACCACCGTCGATTTTTTCGCTCGCACGAGCGGGCTGTTTAGGGTATGACATCAGGAAACCATTTTTTGATTAAATTCTTTATTCTTGTGTTTAAAACACGATAAACTTGTTCGGCAATTTTCCAATGTTCGTCATATTTTTTCCTTTCTTCCTCAGTTTTGGCATTTAATTCTTTCTCTTCATATTCTTCCATTTCCTTTTTCCAATACACTATGTCCTCTTCAACATCCTTTATCAATCCCCGAACTGCTGATTTGATTAACTCAATTAACTCCAACCGTGAAACCAGCAAATAATCACACCCCGAACAGAGACCGTCATCATCATGTAACCAAAACGACCATATTGGATAACCATTGCTGTCCTTTTGCTCAAACCTTATTGGATTTACTATTTTGGCGTCACATTTTTCTATCAAATTTCTGAAATCCAACTTCAACGGCTCATTCTTTTCTGGCATTTTCGGTCACCTTCTTGAACGCCAATTTAAAGAGCCATTCGTTGTATTGGTCTTTCCAATCATAGAATGGTCTCATTTCCTTTCCAGCAATAATAACATCTCCGAACTTCTTTTTGAATTGTTTTCTATACTTCTTTTGTTCATTCCAGAACAAAATAGGTTTATCCTTATATTTCAAGTAAAACTTACACGCTAATTCGACACGATGAAGAACTTCGATGATGATGTCTGATGCTTTGTAACTGTAATAGCTACCTAATGGATTTCTACCAAACATTTCCCTAAGTTGTTCCCAAATGTCCTCTAAATCTAACGGTTTTAGTTTTTCTTCAGTCATCTTTCCACTTCCTTTAAAACCCTATAAACATTATCTCTGCCCTTATGGTTTCTATACCAATTGAAATAAGGATTCTTTTCTGATACCCACATAGGCGGTCTTATGGATTTATTATCCTTTTTTGAGTAAAGCTGAACCTTAATCCATCTTGTCACACAAATCACCAGCTATGTAACCATCAAGGAATCCCTTGAGATGTTTTTTCTTAACCAATTTTCCGAATATTCCGATTGGTTGGTCGGTGCTGAACGAGTCGTGATATACGAACAAGAAATCTGGGTCTTCGTAAAACTTAAATCCAAGCTTCTCGTATTCTTCAAAGCCATCTATTTTAACCTTCCAGCCTTTCATTCTTCTCACCTCTTTTTGTTATAACACTTTTCAAGTGAAGTAATGCATCATTCCATCCACGCAAATACAACACATTGTTAAACAAATTATCTTCGACATGAATTCTGACAGTTGCATCGTTTTCTGTAGCCATTTTTTGATAGTTAAAATATTTGATAGCCAATCTTTTTTCTGTGTATTTACGAATCCTTTCAATCTCCTTTAATAGTTCTTTAATCTGTTTTTTTAGATACCCTAATTCTGCCTTTTGCCAACAATACGTTTCCCACAAAGCACTAAGCACGTCTGGGTATGCAACCGTGTCCCATTTTTCTGGGTATTTCAGTTCCTTCTTTACCGTTTTTTCCAAACTCTTTGATTCGGTTATTTTCTCACCTTCTCAATCTCTTTTCTAATCTCTTTCAGGTTGTAATCGATTATCAGTATGATTCCAACTACTACCAAAAAAAGCGACTCGATATACATCGTAATCTGCTCTGACAAAAAGAAATGTAAACTCAAAGCAAATCCAATTAATGCAGTTATGAACCCGAAATTGAACTGAAAGCGATTCAT